CGGAAAGAACAAGGACGGAATCGAGGTCTACGAGACCGGCGAGGACATTAAGAAGATGTCCTACAAGGAGCGAATGGAAGCCTTTATGGACATCATGCGCAACGAGTACGCGGGGCGCACGGCCAAATTCAGCGACGGCAACAACACCTATTATGCGAAGTTTGACGAAGCAGACCTTCGCAAGAACGTATACGGCGATAAAAAATCCTCTCAAAAGGGCTGGAAGGCGAAAATCAATACCGGCGCGGATGGCAGCATCTTCGAGCTTGTAGAAAACGCGACCTACAACGGAGGTAAACCCGAGCAGGGAAAGAAAGCGCAGGCGCATCAAAACCTAACCGGCTGGGAGTATTTCGTCAAGACCGTGCAGATCGACGGACAGGTGTATGACCTGCTGGCGAATGTAAGAAAAAAGCCGGACGGAGAGTTTGTCTACTCCATCCAGCTTAATGAAAATAAAAATAAAGCATCGGCACCGCCCCTTCAGTACCAAAACGGTACAGCTAAAGCGAATAATCGCCCTGTTGGGGTGTCCACCAATGCTTCGAATGGTAGTGTACCCCAAAATGGCGGGAATGTCAACAAGGTGAATGACGCGCAATTCTCCCGCGAGATCCCTGAGGCAAACTACGAAGTGCTGAAAGAGAAGTACGGATATATCCCTGCGGGCGAGCGTGCATACCGAGAGGTACAAGTGCCAAAGAAAACGGCGGACGACAAATACGTCAGCCGCACGATCCGCACGGTGCTGGAAGCAAAGGCCACGCCGGACGCAATGATACCGACGTTGGAACGAATGGTGGCAAAAGGAGATTTCTCCTACGACCGCTATACGGACAAGCAGGCCATCAGTGACGCAGAAAGCCGCATCAAAACCGAAGGCTGGCAAAAGACCCTGAACAAGTGGAAAAATTCCACCAAAGAGGGAATCAGCAAGGAGAATACGGCGATTGGCTGGGCGCTCTACAACAATGCAGCAAACAGCGGTGATGTGGAGACAGCTATCGATGTGCTCGACACCATCGTAAAGCGCCAGAGAAATGCGGCACAGGCGTTGCAGGCAACGAGGCTGCTCAAGCAGCAGGACCCCAGTACGCAGCTTTATGCGGCGCAGCGCAGCGTGGAGAACTTGACAGAAGATCTCAAAAAGCAGTACGGGGAAAAGGCCCCTGATCTGAAGATCGACCGCGACCTCGCTGAGAAGTTCCTGAACGCAAAGGACGACGATGCGCGCACCGAGGCGATGAAGGAAATCTATCGCGATATCGGCAGACAGATGCCGAGCCGCTTCATTGACAAATGGAACGCTTGGCGCTACTTTTCGATGCTTGGTAATCCACGCACGCATGTGCGCAACATCGTTGGCAACGTAGGATTTGTTCCTGCTGTCACGGTAAAGAACGTCATCGGCGCAGGCATTGAGAGCGCTGCAAACGCAGTGAGCGGCGGCAAAGTCGGACGCACGAAGGCTATCCTGACGACGAAGGACGCAGGGCTTATCAAGGCGGCGTGGAGCGACTATGCCAACATTCGCGAGCAGGCGCTTGGCAGCGGCAAGTACAATGATAATGTCAATGTGCGACAGGAAATCGAGGAAGGGCGCACGATCTTCAAACCGAAGCTGCTGGAAGCGATGCGCAAATTCAACAGCACGGCGCTGGATGCGGAAGACGCATGGTTCTCCAAGCCGCATTACGCGGCGGCGCTGGCGCAATTCTGCAAAGCAAATGGCATTACCGCGGAGCAGGTCTCTGGCGGGAAAGGCATTGAAGCGGCACGCGAATACGCGATCAGAGAGGCGCAGAAAGCGACCTATCGAGACACCAATGCGTTTTCACAGATGATCTCCGATCTCGGCAGATACCGCGGGGATAACAAGATGAAACGCCTCGGAAGCACCCTCGCCGAAGGAATCCTGCCGTTCCGCAAGACACCAGCCAACATTCTGGTGCGCGGCGTGGAATACAGCCCTATTGGTTTCCTCAAAAGCATAAGCTATGACCTTGTGCAGGTGCAGAAGGGTAATATGCAGGCGACCGAAATGATCGACCGGGCCGCCGCCGGGCTGACCGGCACGGGGCTGATGATGCTCGGTCTTTATATGGCGAAAGAGGGCATTCTTCGCGGCAGCGGCGGTGATGACGAGAAGAAGAAAAAGTTCGACGAGCTGCAAGGGCATCAGGAATACGCACTGGAGCTGCCAAATGGCACGAGTATTACGCTGGATTGGCTTGCGCCGGAAGCACTTCCGTTTTTCGTCGGGGCAAACCTTTACGAGCAGATGCAGGCAAACAACGGGTACCTCACTATGAGTGATATGCTTCAGGCAGCAAGCAACGTGACGGACCCGCTTCTTTCCATGAGCTGTCTGCAAAGCTTGAACGACGTTTTTGACGCGGTGGGGTATGCGTCCTCTGGAAACACAAACGCACTAACCAGTGCGGTAGCAAGCGCGGCGACGAGTTATTTGACGCAGGGTATCCCGACGGTCTTCGGGCAGGCGGAGCGCACGGGCGAAAGCACGCGCATGACGACCTATACGGATAAGAACAAATTCCTGACGCCGGATATGCAATATGCGCTCGGCAAGGCCAGCGCGCGTATTCCGGGCGTTGACTACGGGCAGATCCCCTTTATCGACGCATGGGGGCGCACGGAAAACTCCGGAGGCGTGGCCGCGCGGGCATTTAACAATTTTGCGAATCCCGCGTATACCTCGAAGGTAAGCGGCAGCAAAATGGAAGATGAATTGAGCCGCCTGTATGAGGCGACCGGTGAGGCCAAAGTCCTGCCGCAGCGCGCACCGAAATCTTTTACCGTGAATAAGGAAAACAAACAGTTGACCGGCGAGGAATACGTCAAGTACGCCACAAAGCGCGGGCAGACTTCCTATAAGATCGTCAGCGAGCTCACGGGACTTGCGAGCTATAAGTCCATGAGCGACGGCGATAAAGCAGATGCCGTTGCGAAAGCCTACGAATATGCCAACATCGTTGGGAAAATGAGCGTGAGCAATTACCAAACGGACGGGTGGGCAGCAAAGGCCATAGATACCGTCAAAAAAACGGGCGTTTCAGAAGCCCAGTATATCGCGCTCTATCTGGCAAAAGGCGGGATCGAAAGCCTGAAGGACAAAAACGGGGATACCATCAGCAACAGTGAAGGCTTACAGATCATGGAGCTTGTTTATCAGCAGAAGGGGCTTTCCGATAAACAGCGTGCAGCCCTCTTTGAGGACTTCGGCGTCGGAAAGAAGATTCGCCATTGGAACCGCGCGCGGGTGGACGAGCAGCTTGCAATCATGCGGAAGAAAGCGGCGTAAAGAAGTCAGACAGGCGGGCTAAAGTTGAAAAGGCGGTGTGGCATGGCGAAAATGGGGAGACCTCCCAAATATGTGACGGTGGAACGGATGCAGGCCGTTATTGACCAATACTTTGAGGATTGCAAGGGTGAGCCAATCATCGGGGACGATGGGCGACCTATTCTCGATAAATACGGGCAGCCGTTTATTATCAATCAGCGCCCGCCGACAGTGACGGGGCTGGCGCTGGCGCTGGGGTTTACGAGCCGTCAAGCGTTGCTGGACTATCAGACGAAGAAAGGATTCGTTGACACGGTGACGCGCGCGAAGTCTCGGATAGAAGCTTACGCAGAAGAACGGCTCTTCGACCGAAACGGCGAGAGGGGCGCGGAATTCAGCCTGAAATACAATTTCCGATGGGTCGACGAGAAGAAGGACGACAGCAAAGAGAGCGTGTGCGGTGTTGCAGAGCTGCCCGCGGTGCTGCCGACGCCGCCTCCACCGGGGGTAGGGGAGACAGTAGGGTAACAAAGAGCAGCGCTGCTTGGCCGTCATAACCCAAAAGGTGCCTGCTTCCGATTAAAAGAAGCAGGCGCCTTTGCATATTATCGAAGAGAGCTATTCGTGGATGGGTTCCCCTGTCCGCCAATCGAGACCTTTCTTTTGACAATATTCACCGTAGGTCAGATCGCTCCCCTTCACAGGAAGATCGGTGATTTTCGGCATAACGGCTTCACGCAGCGCGTCAAAGGCCGCGTCGTGTTCGCATTCCGGCAGCGCGGCGATCCGTTCTACCTCTTTTCGCAAAAACTCCTTTTTCTGCGCGTCTGGCATGACCAAATATTCTTCTCGCTGTTTGTCATTCATCTTTTTATCCTCCGTTCAAGTTATTTCACTTATTATTGTTCATAGGGGGTTATTACGCGAAGCTAAATGCAGAGCATGATGAGAAGCGCCGCGAACAAAAGTATATCCGTGAAGAAAATGCAAAAATGGAACACCATGCTATTGTCAACAAATGGATATCCTTTGCATCGATGCTCTTCGCTGGCGAGACTCTTCTGCTGAGGATATTGACTGCACTCAAGCTCATTTAACCTGTCTCTCATTTTACGCAGTTTGATTTGACCGATAACGGCCCACACGCTAAAGAACATGGATAACGCTGTGCAAATGCAAAATAAAATCTTCATCTTTTAACTCCTTTCAGCAGTTCAATGACTGCTCTCCGCTTTTCTTCATCCTGAATGGCTTCGAGGAATGCGCGGTCTTCCACCGCGGTAGGACCTAAGAAGGCACGAATTACGTCAATAGCCACATCCGCAGCGGCTTTCGGATCCTTTGAGCCTTTAATCATGTGCAGCAGCCTTTTTTCGTTGGTACTAATATCAAATTTTTCCGTATGCATCATTAAGCCTCCTCCTTCGGAGAGGAAGATTTGATCGAGCAGTTACCTTTGCGCAGCCATTCACGGCGAATGAAGGTGATCGTATTTTCGACGATTTGATAGTTGTCCCGGTCAGCCTGGATTTCGGCGTTGTGCTGTAAGATGCGGCCTAAACGAATTGCTCGCTTCATATCGCCGCGGCTGGCGGTACAAGGCATAACGGCTCCGACCATCGTACAGATGACAGCCTCCATATAAAGACGTTTGTAGCCGCTGGATCGGTGAATTATGGAAATGATCTCATCTGTTGTATTCATAATTTCTCCTTGTTTTCTTGATGGGCGGCCGGTATAATGGATCTACCGACCGCCGCTATGGTGGTTGGTGGTTAGGGCTCTCTGCGCTTTGCTTTGGACGGCTTGGGCGCAGGGGGCTTTTCTATTGCTTCAATCAGGAACATAAGCCAGTTTGCGAGTTGAATTGCTCCGGCGATAGCTACGATGGTCTCCATCATGCAACGCAGAAGCGGCGCGCGGTGGTGGTTTTGGTGAACTGCTGCGCCAGATCGGGAAGAGCCTTTTTCAATGCGTTGGTGTCCAAGCGAGAAGAAGTCACGGCCTTATAGGTCACCTTCCAATCTGTGCCATTGATGGTGTCCATGCCCTCGGTGTCCATGTGGGCCTTGATGCTGTCCTGAATGGCCTCCATTTCCGCGGCCAGCTCGTCGGCCATGCGGCGAAGCTCGCGTAGCTCCTTGATCTTGCTGTCCATTTCATTGATGCTCATTGTTTTATCCTCCTTAAGTTGTGGGTGAGATCGGCGGCTGGAGGCTCTGAGTATCTATCCCTTTGGGAGTTTCTATCAATCTTCTCCGTTCCAGCTCTTACGGTGTCGCGTTGGCTATCGACCTTCGCTCAATCTCTTTGTTGGTACAAAATAAGCATAGCACCCGAAGCGTATATGAAGCCTCGGAGACTATGCTTATTTTTGTTATAATGGGAGG